AGTGATTGTGTCCACCTTTTGCACTGCTTTGGCAAGTAATGTAGCAGGTATTTTGTATTGGAAGGATAAGGCTGTATCATTATAGCCCGCTCCGGCATTGGCAACTTGTGGAGTTACCTGGTCTGCATACATTCTGCCCCCAACCTGGGTGGTCGGGGTGGTGCATGATGCCTTGATGTGTCCCAGTAAAGGTATTGCATTAGGCAAAGGATTTGCATCAGCATACGTCGGCGTGTAGTTATTGACAGATGCGCCAGCTGAGATGGCATACGTGATACCGGTTTGGTTATACCAGCTATCATAGAAGTTCTGATAATCAGATAAATTACCAATTGCATTGGCGTAATAAGCAGAACTATCCGTGTTAGTGGTACCATCACCAGGCACTGAGCCAAAAGCAACAGTGCCGCTAGTGGAATATGACACCTGAAGCGGGCAAAACGAATTCAATGCTATGGCGAACGCAGCAGTTCCACCTGTGGGTACTGTGACGTTCCATTCAAAGTCAACTTTGCGCGTGACCCACCAAGCTCCTGTGTACACACCAAACGGTGGTATTATTCCTGTAGCAGAGACTTCAAGAGGGTTCGCGATCAATTCCAACCAACGAGCATTGTTGCTATCTGTTGTAGTTGGTTGGGCCGTCAACTTCATGCCCAGTGAAGACAACTGTTTGGTTTTCTTTCTGTGCTTCACGGGTTTTCCAGCATTTAATTGTTTCATCATCTTTTCTAGCATTCTTTCTTGGCGGTCTACAAGAGACACCAATTGTGCTGTGGATCGTTGTTTAGTTTTGGTTGTTTTCATTTGTTGCTTTCTTTTGGTATATCACGGGTTGCACCTACCGAGTGGACTGTTCATCCATCAAAAACCCCAAAGGGAAGCGCCGTGCAGTCTCTTGGCATTCTGTTTAGCACTCTGTGAGTTTTGGGCTATTACATTGCGGACCCCGTGGTTACACATAAAGCAGTTTTCCTTCTACTTTACGTGCACCAATCAACTTTAACTTTACTTCGTTGGGTGTTGATCCGACCTCCTTCTCAACAGCAACTTGCTCATCTGGTGTTATTCCAAAAGCACTGAAGAAGGAAACACGCGCAAAATCAGTGACACTCTTATCAAATCTTGAGCACTCTAGCTCTTTTGCGTACCAATTTGCGGTATATTCGTTACTATGAAAGTACGTCCCTTGCTTTTCAAGTTTTGAAAACCGTTGTTCATCAACTTGATAGTCTAACCTTCGGAAAACACTGTCAAAAATGGGACAACCTCCTGATGTGCTTAAGAAACACTTTGCCCGATTCTTAGCAAAATAAGGAAGTTCGTCTGGTGGGAAATTCTTGCAGCCTAACAAGCACTTGTTTAAATTCTTTAGTTTTGGTACCTGGAACCATTCCGTTCCGTCGTATAACATGTGCTGCTGGCAGAATTCCAAGCATTCCAATCTGTAGACTGGTGGCTCTATCGTCATCTCAAATCCAAACTCTAGAAACCATGAGCTCAGATTTTCCAATTTGTGAAGATGTTCATGACTCAGAAATAAAACCGAGTCGTCACCATTGTTTATGACACTAACATACTTAAGTAAGTTGGCTTCTCTCAAATAAGCGTGTAAGAGGCACGTCATTAACAGAATATTCCCTGTAGAAGTGTTCATATCTCCTGACATTCTACCTCCTTTGATCTTGTACCGTACCTTGCCGTCACTCAACCAGGCTTGAGCAGCATTCACAAGTTGCCAATCACAAAGTTTGGCGAAGTGTGGATCTTTTACTATTCGTTTGTAAATGCTGTGCTCAAACCTGAGAGCGGGTACACTAACATGCTGATCAAATCGAGATGCATCCAATCCAATGGCAACCGGATTGGTGTGTCTGTGGAATTTTTCTGCTATGATGGCTGCGGTGTCATGGGAATTGAATCCCTTCAACACAACTGGAAGATCATCGCGAAAGAGCTTTTTAATGCCCTCATAAAGAGGTTTTTCCAGAGGACAAAAATGCTTTCCAAATTCAACATTGTAGCGCAAGCTTCTCGGGTGGATGCCCCTGGGTGGTTTCATACCACCTGACACCGCTGCTACCGGTTCTTGTTTCACGAAGGCCCTAATCCTCGCATCTGATCGGTTAATAGGGATTTCTTCTAGAGATTTAACAGCACTCTCATACAACCTGCGCTTCTGCCCCCTATACCTACTTACAAACTCTAAATTTGAAAGGGACTGGGGTGCCACGCTGGCCACATGGTGGTGCAAGAAATTTCTCTCTTTTGATAGACGCGTCATGTAACAAGTGGTAGGTTGAGGAACCTGAGAAAATTTTTGGCATTTCCCAGAGAAAGCTACGGATTTGCTCTGGGGGGTGCTCTTGACAAAGTACACTCTCTCCATCAACATGCCAAGGAAGGTGGAGAGGTCATTTGCTGGACAAACCCATTCTGTTCCAGCGACAGATCCAAAGATGCCAAGTTGTGTAATTGTTCTCAATGCTTTGAATCTGTTTGATAGGTTACCCACTAAAGCCGCAATCTCAAGGGGGAGTGACAAAGTTGCAACCATTTTTGGTATGTCTATTTCAGTCTTGTAAGTCACTCCTGCGGCTCTATCTGGGCACCTTCAATTCTCGACAGCTTCCACAGACGCGGGGAGAGGTGGTAAGCCTCTGATCCAATCGAAGAAACGCTCCAATCGATCATTGCGCCTGAGGACAGTGTTGTAACGACGTATGTTTTCACCAAATGCCCTTGTATGGTTCATTGTATGTCTGTGCATTTGATTTGTGGTTGGAAGGAAGGCATACACCATTGTTCTTTCAACACAATCTAACATAGTTGTTTCATCCATCAATGCTGCTCCGAATTTTGGGTTTTCATTGTAAAGGCATAGTGCTTTGATGTAATCAACCAAGAAGCGATGCATGGCCATCCGTGTGGCTTTATTGTTCTCTGCTTCCGGGAATTGGAGTTTCAAAGCATTTCTGAGTGTTCGTATTGTCTTTGACTTCCGTACTCGACACATACCCCGAAGCTCACCGTTATGATCAGTGAACTTTCCTCCGATAATGCAATTGCAACAAGCTTTACCTTTTACAACGAGCTGTTTGCCTGTGGGAAGATTGATGAAAAGTTTATTTTCTTGTGCTGTTACAAGTTGTCTCAATGTCGCAATTCTTGGATGACAGAGACTGTATTGACCAAGTGGTCCTCTTGCTCCTCCAATCAGTACTTCCTGTGCCCATATCAGGGGAAGAAGGGCTTCCCGCTCCTGATCTTCATCAACGATCTTTTCTTCAATGACATCGTGATCTTCGTTAATGTCTTTTGCTGAGACATCACGGGTTCTGGCATTCCTCTGATGGGCTTTCCGATTACCAGAAGTGAGTTGGTCTTGAGTGCGCCGCCTTCTATTTGAGATGACATTTGGCAAAGGTCCAGGGACTGGGGCTACCATTTGGCCTCCTTGTTGGTCCCTGATGATCACATTACCGTCACTCAAAGCATTTTCAATCGTGCGCTCATTCTCATCGCCAATCTTGTGCTCGTCGTTCATTTCGTCAATCTGCTTGGCGGTCTGCGTCAAGGAGGTGACAATTGATCGAGATTTTCGTTTAACTTCTACAAAATTTTCAACACGTTCAACTCTGACGAGTCCACCGTCGACGTCATATGCCCATGTCTCCTCTCCAATTTCTGGAGGATCACAGAGTGAGCATAATGACTCAGGTTCATCTGCGTCAAAGTTGTCC